TTATTATCACCTTCTGTGTTTGCATCTAAAGCTTGTGATCCAACAGAAACATTATTTGTTCCTGTTGTGTTAGCACATAAAGCTCTATAACCAAAAGCTGAATTACTACTTGCTGTTGTATTATTTCTTAAACTTTCAGTACCTAGTGCTGCGTTGTCAGCACCTGTTGTGTTTGACAACATAGAATCTTTTCCAACAGCTACATTAGTAGCACCTGTTGTATTAGCACATAAAGATTTAAAACCTACTGCTGTGTTATTGGAAGCTATAGTGTTACAAGCTAATGCAAGATAACCAACTGCAACATGGTTTTCTCCACCGATATTTTTCATTAATGAAGCACTTCCTACAGCAGTATTTTGAATTCCTGTGTTATCTCTTAATGCATTTGCCCCTAATGCTGTATTATGATTTGATGATACGTTTGTTTTTAAAGCACATAAACCTAATGCTGTGTTTAAAGTTCCTGTTGTGTTAGAAGCTAGTGACGACCTACCAATAGCAACGTTATTAGAAGCAGTGGTATTATCTTCAAGTGCATTTTTACCAATAGCAACATTATTGTCTCCTGTTGTGTTTAAAAGTAATGAATCTCCTCCAACGGCAACGTTACAGCCACCTGTTGTGTTAGCTGTTAGAGCACTCATACCAACTGCTGTGTTATTATCTGCTGTTGTGTTTGTTCTAAGTGCAAGATGACCTAGTGCTGTGTTATTAATACCTTCAGTATTTGCACATAAAGAAGAGTTACCTACTGATACATTTTCTGCACCTATAGTGTTATTAAGCATTGCACCACAACCTATTGCAACATTATTATCTGCTGTTGTATTGGCTGTTAAAGCATTAACACCTACTGCTGTATTTTTTGTACCTGTTGTGTTAGCAGTTAATGAACAAAGACCTACAGCTGTATTAGAGGCACCTGATGTGTTAGCAACTAAAGAATTATAACCAACAGCTGTATTATTATCTGCTGATATATTTGAATTAAGTGCATTCATTCCTAATGCTGTATTTTTATTTCCATCAGAATTTGTTCTTAAACTTCCTCTACCAACTGCTGTATTTTCTGCTCCTGTGGTGTTAGCACACAAAGAAAATATACCAACTGCTGTATTTTCTGAAGCTGTTGTGTTAGAAAGTAAAGCATTTACACCAACTGCTGTATTACCAGCACCTTCTGTGTTAGCAGTCATAGAATCAGTTCCAACTGATGTATTACAAGACCCTGTTGTATTAGATGTTAAGGAATTTCTTCCTATTGCTACAGTTTTAATTGCTGAAGTACTAGAGTCTAAAGCACAATGCCCTACTGCTGTATTATTTGAACCTGTCGTGTTAGATTTTAAAGATTCAAAACCTACTGCTGTATTATTATCTGCTGTATTTGCATCGAGAGCTTGTGTACCTATTGCAACATTGTTTGAACCTGTTTGATTTGCTTCAAGAGAATTAACACCCACAGCGACATTTGAACCACCTGTTGTATTATTTGTTAAAGAACCGTATCCTACTCCTACATTAGAAGCACCAGATGTATTATCTGTTAAAGAATTACTACCAATCGCTGTATTAAAATTTCCACTTAAACTACCACTATCTAAAGCAGTATTACCCATAGCGAGATTACCTGTACCTGTTGGATAATCACCATCAAGTTTAATTGTACCACCGTCAACAACAAAGTTTCCTGTAAGAGTTAATCCTCCACCTGGAGCTAAACTTACGCCTGACGGAATAGTAACCGTATCACCAGAAGAACCTAGTGTTAAGGTTGTACCCGATTGAGGTAATATAGTATCTACTTCTATTCTACTCATTATATAACTACCAATGTTCCTGTTATAGTTTGTGTTGCTGTTATAGTAACAGGTCCTGCTAATACTCCAGAATCAATTGTTTGATCTTCTGAAATAGTTGATGCATGAGTTACTACATAATCTGTTGCTGTCATAGATGGAGATATAGCTCTAGCTGCAGGTAAAGTACAAAAAACTGTTTTTGTTCCCGCTGAAAAATCTACTGCATTATCAGAATTAGAAGAAGAAATAATTGTGTCTCTAGATAAAGTATCAGGACTAGCATCCGTTACAGTTCCAATACCAACTTCAAATTGAGTGGTTCCGTCATTAGAAATGGCATAGTAAGTTCGTTTACCAGTACCAATTCCTGATACAAAAGTCTCAAAACCAGTTTCTGCGCCAGCTAGTGAAATTGTTCCAGTTCCAGTAGTAGTAGATGTTTCTTTAACTCTATCATTTACTATCAACGCTGCCATTAATTTAACCTCTATTTATTACGCATCACCTAATCTAATTATCGCAGCAGAGTTCGTTGCAGCAGGGAAGGCAACTGTAAAGTCACCGTTAGTAGAAGTTTTATCACCGCCAAAGTCTAAAACTAAAACTGCTTCATTAGAACTATTTTTATATATCAAACCATATCTTGCAGTGATTGTAGCTGACGTCCATGTTTCATCAGAAAAATCTACATACGCAATATTACTTGATATAGCTACGCCTAAATTAGTTAATGCCTGACCTCCAGCTGAATAACCTGTTCCAGATACTTCATTACTACTACTGTATGCAGTAGTGCCTCCTGCACTGAAACTAGCTGAAGATGTATACAATGCTAAATAAAAGGTACTACCACTGTTTCCAGAAGTATCAAAACTAAATTTGCCTTTTAAAAGATCTGTTTTAAATGAGTCAGGTACTACATTAGCCATATTTTATCTCCTTAGTATTTTGATGGTGATTCAGATTGCATTCCAGTTCGAATGACCCCATCTTGCCATTCGTCCCGACGTCTTCTACCTTGTTGTTCAATAGAGTACGATTGTAAAGCTCTTTGATAAGCCTGTTCATAGTATTGTAGCATATCTCCAGGGCCTTTCAAGTATCCATATGCTTCTACCAGACAACAGAATAAAAGTAAATCTTGATATTTATTACTTGTATAAGTTCCATTTGTACTTGGAGGAGTAGTACCTGTTGAAGTAGTAATACTCTCTGGTTGTTTGATATAAGCCATAGTTATTTCATAAGTACTATCTGGTGTAGGTGATACCACCCAATTATTAGCATCCCAGTTAGCATAATATTTTGGAATTCCAGATTGAGTTGCTGGTGCATCATAATACTCAGACATAAAACTAGTATCTCTTTTTTCTAAAAATACTTGTTTGTTATTTGAATCTTTTAATTGAATATATCTAATTATTCTTAAATCAGTTGGTATTGTTACATATCTACTACCTGTAACTAAATTAGATGTAGCATAAAATCTATTATCATCAGAATCAGAATCTCTATAAATTCTGTTTTCTGCATTTTTAATAATAGTATTTAATACGCCAGTAGAAAAAACTGTACTATCAACTTCAGTATAGTTTCTAATATCATCTTGTAAGTTTGTTAAAATATAAGCCATTATGGTGTTAAAGTAACTGGTCCTGCAGTTACGAACATTCCTCCTGATTTTTCTGTTACAGTTGCATTACTTCCGCAATTAAAACTATAACTGTTTGTATCTACTACTGTTATACTAAATCCTGATGTATTTTCAAATAAAGAAAAAACCAGGCCTCCGGGACTTCCATTTACATTTCTGAATACAACAGTATCATTTGTTGATCTTCCATGCGCAGGTTCTGTAACAGTTACAGTGCTTGATCCTGAAGTTAAACTTAATGGATCTCCTGGTAATAAATTTTCTGTTGCAGGTTCAGTTCTATCTGGTCTTGCATTAGATAATCCTTGTGGATCACCTGTAAATCTTGTTGGTTGAATCTGTGGTTGTTTAGCTTCAAATTCTGATGTGTGTACAAAACTACCATCCCATTCAGTTACCATTTCTTGATAAGGAAATGCCATACCTGATCTATCTGATATTGCCTGTGCATATTTTCCTCTAGATAATTTTGCCATTAGATACCTGGATAATAAGTTTTAGGTGTTATAAAAGAACTAGAAGAAGATCCATCTTCTGCTAATGCTCTTTGTAATTCATCTTCATATAACATTTTTAATGGTTCGATTCTTTCAGGAGAAAATTTTACAGCTAAATAATAAGCAAGTCCTGCTACCATACAAGGTACAAATCTGTAAGGTACATCTGCATCATTACTATAGCTTCCGGCATCTTGGATTCTTTTTACGTAGTAGTAATTAAAAAAATCACCAGCTTCAGAAGTACCTGGAGTTAAATATAAAGTAACAGTTACTTTATCTATAAATCTTTGAACAAAATATTGTGTAGGTTGGCCTGTAGAAGTTTTATTTGATAAAGCTTGATAAGTTGATCTATTTATTTTTGTAAGAGGTGTATCTATATTGCTAGAATTTCTATAACTAGCTTCTAAAATATCATCAACACCATAAACAGCAGTTGCACTTGAAGTTCCATCAGATGTTGATCTGAACATTGTATAAACTGCTTGATTATTGACTAATGTAATTGAGTTATTAGCTATTTCCCAATAATGCAAACCTCTGTTAGACCATTCTTGAAACATTATATTTAAAGAACGTCTTGCAGTTTTTAATTGATATCCAGAAACACCTTGTATTCCAATTCTTTCAAAAGCTTCTTCTACAATATCTGCAATAGAAAAACCTTTTTCAAAAACTGTAGTTCCTGAGGTAGTGTTAGCCATAAGACTACGCTCCTGTTATTGTCAAAGTAACGCTTCCGTCTGTACCAGAACCTTGTGTAAGTGTACCAATTATTCCATTTTCAAATAAAATACCTGAACCTGGAATATAGACTTCTAATCCTTCAGTTCCATATTTGTAAGTAGCTTTTAAATTACTTGAAGCTGCTGCACCTGTTGTAGCCGCATCATGCAAAAGTAAAACAGAATCTGGAGTTCCTTTTGCTTGAATAGAAGTAATTCTAGTTCTAGCTGCTCTCATAACTGAAGCTGCACCAGTATCTTTTTGTAATGTCTTCTGATCTGAATCCATATTATTCTCCTTAAATTAATTTTATGTGGGCCCGGAGGCCCACACTAATTATTTATTACGCTATTGTTGCACCTTGAACTGAAGTCGCAACCCAACCAATAGTACTATTCCAAACTAAAGTAGCTGATTCAGCTACTGCATCGAACGTAATT